ATTTTTGTTAAAAATACTACTGATGGTACTCGTATTATAGAACAAATTTTACCATACTTTACTCCAGAATGGACAACAACGGTACAACTTACTGAAGATCCCGATGTTACACTTGATGTTCCGTTAGTATTAACAGGCACAAGTCAAGATGACGTATATGAAGGAGCATTCGAAGAGAGACGTGCTCTGATATGGCAACTCGATTTTACCATGAAAGGATTCTTTTTCGGACCTACATATCGCCAAGGCATTATTAAATTAGCTAATACAAATATATACGATGCAACATTATATGATGATATTACTGAAGCACCTACTGGTACAAATCCAGTTCTAGAAACTGCAGCACGAATTGTTAATCGTCCCGGATTACTAGCTAACAATCAGCCGACGACTTATGCTGATATTAATGTAGAGCAAGCGACCGCTGTTGCATCTATTAGTGATGGACAAGTGACAGAAATTACAGTCGTAAAACCTGGTGTCGGTTATAAAAATGCAACTATCACTATATCTGGTGGTGGAGCTAGTAATACAGCAACAGCAACTGCAAATACAAAACACGATGGAATTAATGTTATTACTGTAACACATGGTGGAGCGAATTATACTAGTACACCGACCGTGACTATCTCTACACCAGATCTAGAATCTCTAGCTTTAAGCGAAATAGCTGCAAACTCTAATTATGGACTAGTGGTAGATATAGATGATCCATGGCCTGATTCATGAAGGACAAAGATATGAAAGATAATGCACAACTCGATGACATTTTGGATGTCAAATCAACAACAATTATTGAAATAGATGATGACAAACCATTACTTACAACATATCGTCCATCTCTCCATGAAACTGACAAAGAAGTTGAGAACGATACCAAATATGTCCGTCAAAACTTCTATGATTTGATTGAGAAAGGTCATAGTGCTATTGACGAGTTACTTGCAGTCGCAGATCAGTCACAACATCCACGAGCGTATGAAGTCCTCGCTACGATGATTAAAACGATGGGTGATATGAACAATGATCTATTAGGCATGCATGAGAAAAAACAAAAGCTCACCGGTGAGAAACCAGAAGACAAGAAGGAAACAGTCAACAACAATCTTTTTGTGGGCTCAACAAGCGAGCTTCTAAAGTTGATGAATAAAGATGACGACTGATATTCAAGATATCGAGGATTACCGGTCATATCTTGGTAATGTAAACCTCAAACGAAAAGGCGTAGCGATTGACTGGACCCAAGAAATGGTTCAAGAATTCGTGAAGTGTGCAAAGGATCCAATATATTTTGCTGAGAAGTATATACAGATCGTACACGTTGACCACGGACTAATACCGATCGAGTGTTATGACTATCAAAAAGAAATCATCAAAAAAACCACAGACAACCGAAGGGTATGCGTGGTTACAAGTCGCCAAGCGGGTAAGACAACGACTGCTGTCTGTCTTATTCTTCATTACATATTGTTTAATGATCACAAGCTTGTTGCTCTGCTCGCAAATAAAGGAGACGCTGCAAGAGAAATATTGGATCGTATCAAGACGGCTTATGAAGCTCTTCCTAAATGGTTGCAACAGGGTGTCATCGAATGGAACAAAGGATCCGTAGAATTTGAGAACGGATCGAAGATCATTGCAGCAGCGACATCATCGTCAGCCATTCGTGGTAAGTCAGTATCATTCCTTTATATCGATGAGACAGCATTCGTAGAAAACTGGGACGAGTTCTTCGCTTCTGTATTCCCAACCATTTCATCAGGTACATCTACAAAAATTCTACTGACATCGACACCAAATGGCCTCAACCATTTCTATAAGACATGTGAAGGTGCCAAAGCTGGCAAAAATGGTTATGAGTTTGTTCAAGTCATGTGGACAGATGTACCAGGTCGCGATCAGAAATGGTACGATGAAACACTTGCTGCAATGGATTTTGATACTGAGAAGTTTGCACAGGAAATGGAGTGTGAATTCCTCGGTTCGTCTGGCACATTGATTGCTGGTTGGAAGCTCAAGCAACTTGTATATAAAGAGGCCATCAAAGAAGTAGGTGGTATTATAGTATATGAAGATCCAAAACCAGAAGGCAATTATGTTATTGTAGTTGATGTGAGCAGAGGAAAGGGTTTAGACTATTCGGCTTTCCAAGTCATCGACATCTCACAAATGCCATATGTACAGGTTGGTGCATATAGAAATAATATGATTACGCCCGTCGATTATGCAGCTGCTGTACACGCTGCAGCAAAGTATTTTAACGATGCTAATATACTCGTTGAAGTCAATGATATCGGAGAACAAGTAGCTGGTATCATTTTTGAAGAATACGAATATGAAAATATGTTACTCACAGAAAACAATGGGCGAGAGGGTAAACGGCTATTATCTGGTGTAGCAGGATTTAATGGGAGGGCAGATAAAGGTATACGTACTACAAAATCTGTCAAATCAATAGGATGTTCTATGATCAAATTATTAGTAGAACAAAATCAATTGATCATTAATGACTTTGAGACGATCAGAGAGATGTCGACTTTTAGTCAGAAGGGAACATCATACGAAGCAGAGCCAGGTAACCATGACGATTTAATGATGTGTTTAGTATTATTTGGTTGGCTATCTAATCAACGGTTTTTTAAAGAACTCACCGATATAAATACGGTTATAAATCTCAAAGAGATGAATGAAGAAAAAGTATTTAGTGAGTTAGTTCCATTTGGTATGATAGATGACGGTCAGAACGATTTCGAGGATCCTAAACCGGTCACCACTCGAGGCAATGACTATAGTTGGTTACTTTGAAATATCGGTTATTATAAATAAAAGTACGATCTTACATAATTAAAATAATTTAGGGAGAACAAAAATATGCCTTTTCAATTAAGCCCAGGCGTTAATGTTACAGAGATCGATCTGACCACTGTAATCCCTGCCGTCGCCACTACTGACGCCGCAATTGCTGGTGTATTTAGGTGGGGACCGGTAGATAAGCCTACACTCGTAATTAGCGAGTCTGAACTTGCCAATGTATACGGAAAGCCTGACAGCAATAACGCTGAAACTTTCTTTACTGCTGCTAGTTTCCTCGCTTACTCAAACCGTTTGCATGTTTCACGCGCCCATCACTCAACAGGTGCTGCGCAAAGACTTAATGCAACCGCGACAAATGGTCAAGCTCATCTTGCAGTTCAAAGCGCTAGTGTAACTGTTATAGCAGGTCAAGCTGTATCACCAGTCATTGCTGGTATCGGTGATAACGTAACTGTAACTGATGTAGATAGCGCTACTATTACTGAGACAGTAACTGACACTGCTACCGACCTTACGCTAGCTGGTGTGTTTACAGTAAGTGGTACAAACGATCTGAAAGATAACGAAGCAGTTACAGTCGACTCAGCAAACACTTTGCCAAATGGTCTAGCTAACACCACCACTTATTTTATTAGAAGTTCTGGCGCATCTAGTTTTGAACTGGCTGCTACTGCTGGTGGATCAGTTATTACTTTCACTGACGCCGGTGACGGTGCATTGACTATAACACGCGAAAATCAAACTCGAATCACATTGTCTGAAAATTTCACAGGCGCTACTGGCTCAGCTGATTTTGAGTTCCACGATGACAAGTATTCATTTAACGCTGTTGCTAACACAGATGCTCTCGATACTGACGCACTGTTGTCACAACACATTGTAAAAAATGAAGAGCACTACGATGTTGGTGGTCAAACATATGATGCAAGCGTAAAGTTTGTTGCCAAATATCCAGGTAGCCTCGGTAATTCACTGAAAGTATCAGTGTGTGATTCAGCTACACAATATAACGGCACAGTAACATTGGGCAGCGGCATTGCAATATCTATTGACGTTGGTAATAAGACTGGTACGGTTACTGGAGCAGATGCTTCCGCTATCAATACTTTCATGAGCGCCTTTGTTGTTGGTGATTTGTTGAAAGTTGGTAACGTAACCGATGGTATTCAGTATCTTGAAATTGCTGATCTGCCTACCGCTGGTAGTACTAGTATTACACTGACGTTTAAGCAAAATCTTACAACTGCAGAAAATGTACGATTGGTTGCAGGCAATACTATCGAAAGATACTGGGGATATTGGGGACAAGTTGAAGCTGCACCTGGTCAATCTAACTATATGAAAGATCAAGGTAATACTGTAGCACAAGACGAAATCCACGTCATCGTAATCGATGAAGATGGTGATGTCTCAGGTGTACCAGGAACAATTCTTGAAGTATGGCAACGATTGTCACGAGCTACTGATGCTAGAGGCGAAGACGGTGCTGACATCTATTATAAGAATGTCATCAATCAATCTTCTAACTGGATCTGGTGGTCAAATACAATCGACGGTGTTGCTGAAAGATCAGCATTACTGACTGCATCTTCTGCGAGTGGTTCTACTCCTGTGACGATGTCATTTGGATTCGGTCGAGATATCGCAGCTGAAGGTTCTTCGACAATACAAGGCGACGTTATGCGAGCCTATGACAAGTTCAAGTCAGCTGAAGATTATGATATTTCACTTGTATTGGCCGGTAAGTCTTCTGGCGGTGTTCATGGCGAACAGCTAGCAAACTACATCATCGATAATATCTGTGAGCGACGTAAAGATTGCGTAGCATTTATATCTCCAGAGAAAAATGATGTTGTAGCAAATGCAACTGATATTACTGAAGATGTAGTTCAATTCCGCAATGTATTGCGATCTACTTCATACGCGGTACTAGATAGCGGTTACAAGTACATGTATGACAAATATAATGATATTTACCGATGGATTCCCATCAACGGTGATATTGCAGGTCTTTGTGCCAACACTGATGACACACGCGACCCATGGTATTCACCAGCTGGATTCAATAGAGGAAACATTAAGAATGTAGTGAAGCTCGCTTGGAACCCCAAGAAAGGTGAACGCGACATTCTATATAAGAATGGTGTTAACCCAATCGTTAACTTCCCTGGACAAGGTATTGTAATGTTCGGTGATAAGACGCTGCTTGCTAAGCCTTCAGCGTTCGATCGCATTAACGTACGTCGACTCTTCATTGTCCTTGAGAAAGCGATTGCAACTGCTGCTAAGTTTACTCTCTTCGAATTCAACGATGAATTCACACGAGCAAGCTTTGTCAACCTCGTCACTCCTTTCTTGAGAGATGTACAAGGTCGCCGCGGTGTAACCGACTTCGCTGTCATCTGTGATGAGACGAATAATACTGGTGAAGTAATTGATCGCAACGAGTTTATTGGTGACATCTACATTAAACCAGCTCGAAGCATCAACTTCATCCAACTCAACTTCGTCGCTGTACGCACTGGCGTAGAATTCTCCGAAGTTATTGGACAATTCTGATAAATAGGATAAATAAGAAAAATAACAGGAGAATAAAACATGGCATTTAGCGTACAGAACTTCAAGTCAGCAGCTCTCAGTCAGGGTGGGTATCGTCCCGCCCTGTTTGAAGTGCAAGTCACGACTTTGGGTGAAGAGTTTAATCTGCTGTGCATGTCATCTCAAGTACCTTCCTTTACGACTGGAATTATTGAAGTACCTTACTTCGGCCGTAAAGTGAAGATTGCTGGTGATAGAACATTTGCAGAGTGGACTACGACTGTAATGATCGAAGAAGACTTTAGTCAGCGCGCCGTACTCGAAGAGTGGGCACGTAAGGTAAATGACGGTCCATCAAACATTCGATCATACGGATCGCCTGAAGACTATAAAGAAGATGCTACTATCAAGCTTTATGGTAAGACTGGTTCTAAACTGCGTGAGTATACTCTCGTAGGTTGCTGGCCTTCAGATATTGGCACTATTGAATTGGATTGGAATACTACTGATACGATCGGTACTTACACGGTTACTTGGTCATTCGACTACTTCAACCCCGGTTCCTAATCCGGTCCGCCTTGACTAACGATAGAGGGGATATAAATAAACTTATATCCCCTTTATTTTCATCGGAGATAATGAATGGACCTTTTTGGATTTGAAATAAACAGGAAGAAGGAGCAAAAAGAAGCTGAAAAGCTAGTCTCTTTTGTTCCCCCTTCTAATGAAGACGGCGCGTTAACCGTTGCCGCGGGTGGTGTCTATGGCACCTACGTTGACCTTGATGGTTCAGTCCGAACCGAAGCAGAACTTGTCAATAAGTATCGAGCAATTTCGTTCGATCCTACTATTGATATGGCTATTCAAGAGATTTGTAACGAAGCAATCATTGAAGACAGCGATGAAGATACCGTCTCTATTGTATTAGATGATATAGAACAACCAGACAGAATCAAGAAAGTAATACAAGAAGAATTTAATAACGTTCTTCAGCTACTTGAATTCAATCGTCTAAGTTACGAATTATTCCGACGTTGGTATGTAGACGGTCGTCTATATTACCATGTCCTCGTTGACGAGAAAAAACCTCAAAAAGGTATTCTCGAAATACGTTATGTTGATCCACGTAATATCAAGAAAGTGCGTGAAGTCAAAAAAGAGAAAGATCCCAAGACGGGTGTAACTATTGAGAAGGTAATAAACGAGTATTATATGTACT